TTTACTAAAACAACATAGTGCAGAAATACACGTCTATGTTGATGGTATGGCCGCCAGTGGAGCTAGTATCATAGCCATGGCAGGAGAAAAAATATTTATGCCAGCAAACACTACTATGTTAGTGCATCATGCGTGGACAATAGCCGCAGGCAATGCAAGCGAACTTCGTAAAGAGGCCGACGACCTGGAGAAGCTGGAGAAATCTGTCTATTCCACGTATATGGCACACTTCATAGGTACTGACGAAGAATTAACGGCTTTGCTGGACGAAGAATCACCCTTGTCAGCAGATGAATGTTTAGCCCTAGGATTCTGCACGGATGTGATATCAATTAATCCGGTAGAGCCAGGAGACAGTACGCAGGCCCTATCTAAAAAAGGCATTTTAAGCAAATATAGAAACCCGCAGGCAGAAGAAGAACCGGATTGTAATGCTGAGATAAAAATAAATGCTGCCAAAGCGATGGCGGCTTTTTTAGATGTATTAACTAAATTAAATGGAGGAGACCACCATGAAAAACCCTGATAACGTAAAATCAAAAGAAGAATTAAAATCTGCAATCCAAACAGCCCTAGTTGCTGGTGATGACAACGCGCTGGCCGATGCTATGCTGGATCTGGGTACCCAAATCCAAGCAAACATATTAACAGAGGCGCATAGCATGACAGCCGAAGCCTTAAATGACAGGACGGCTTTGGCCGCTCGTGGTGTCGTTCCATTAACCACAGCAGAGACAAAATACTATAGCGCTGTAATTTCCGGCAATATGGATGGCAATGCCTTCGACGGTGCAGAAACATTGCCACCCCCAACAATTATAAACAGGGTATTTGAATACCTAAGAGAAAATCGCGAGTTGCTGCGTCACATTAATTTCCAAACAGCGACAGCCTCCACAGAATGGATACTTAGGAAAGGCGATGTACAACTCGCATTTTGGGGGTCATTATCCAGTAAAATTAAAGAGCTAAATGATAAAGGGTTCACCAAAGAGCGCATGAACATGTATAAGCTTAGTTGCTATCTACCTGTCAGCAAATCAATGCTAGAGTTAGGCCCTGAATGGCTTGACAGGTATGTGCGTGAGGTGCTAGCCGAAGCAATGGCATATGGCTTAGAAGAGGCCATTGTTGGTGGTGATGGGAAAACTATGCCCATAGGTATGATACGTAAAGTAACCGATGGTAACCATCCAAAGAAGACCGCAACAAAAATCACTGACCTTGAGCCAGTCACTCTAGGCACTGAAATCATGTCGCCACTAACACGTGAAGGAAAGCGTGCTGTGCAAGGCGCAATCCTAGTGGTTAATCCTATTGATTATTGGGAGAAAATATTTGGAGCTACAACATATCTAAATGCTTTGGGTCAATATGTACCAAATGTGTTGCCAATCCCTGCTACATTTATTCAGTCCACATCTATGCCAAAAGGGTATATGTGTGCTGGCATGGCAAGAGATTACTTTATGGGCGTTGGTTTCCAAGGTGGCATTGGATTTTCGGACGAACATAGATACATCGAAGATGAGCGTGTCTATTTGACCAAACTGGCCGCCAACGGCAGACCGCTTAATGATGATTCATTCTTATTGTTTGACATTAGCAGCTTAGAACCCACACTAAGAAGGGGCAATTCCCCGCCAAATCAAGAATCCCAAGAAACAGCATAATATAACCAAGCTGCACCGCTAGTGGCCTGCAAAGGCAGCAGTAAGCAATACTCACACAACCCACAACCCCGCTACAGGTAAACAAACCGGTAGCGGGGTTTTATTCAACAACATAAGAAAAGAAGGGCGGTGCATGACTATTGAGAGGATACTAACCCAGCCAGAAAAACAGTTACTACAAGAAGCAAAAGATAAGTTGCGGATTACATGGGACGAGGAAGACGAACACGTTTGGCGATTAGTTGAAGCTGCACAAGTAGAGATAGATGGGCGCTTTGGTACAAAGTGTGATTACCTCGAACCGGGAATGCCCAAAACATTAATGCTGGAGCATATTTTCTACAATCGCAATAATGTCCTCCACGAATTTAGAAATGCATACTTTAACGAGCTTATGGATGTGGCCATATCTGTGATTGTAGAAAATGGCATGGCTCAGGCTAAAGGAGAAAATGCAAATGCCTCCAATGGGTAATGCACCATACCGCATGGGTGATGGCCTAGCTTATATATATACCGTACTAGATGACAAATCTGCTGGCGGCAAACCAATAAAGCCACTGCAACTATACGGGAAAGCTTATTTTGACTATTTAAGCATTGGTTCTGACGATTTTCAAATAGCGCTGCAAGAGGGTGCGAAAATTGAAATGCGCATTCGCATTTTGCAAAATCGAGAAGTAGGAAGTCTGCATGTGGTGCGCGTCAGTGGCCAGTATTATTCAGTTTGGCGCACTCGTCACACTGTTAATAAGCATGGCGTACCCGTTACAGATCTAACTCTAGAAAGGACGACTGTAAAATATGACCTTAATTGATGTATACAAAATGCTGCAAGAAGCGGGTATACCTGTCTGGCACAATGAAGCAAAGCAAGAAGAGACCCCTTACATTGTCTATCAAGAGCTATCATCGCATGACATGTGGATAAGTGGCCAACCATACGAAGAGAGCATAACAATGCTGGTTGCCCATTTCACGGACATAGAGTTTGACCCATCATTAGACGACTTAAAGAACGTACTGCGTAAAAACAAAATCCCATTTAAGGTAGCATACGGATATGATTTGGACAAAAAAATCAGTATAAGCGAATTTTCGCTAACTATAGTCAACGAAGTGGAGGCGGCATCATGAAAAAAAACAAACTAATACGAAGTCAGGACGGGCAGCAGTTACACTATATGCCCATAAGTACCCCCTGTTACTTCAATATATCAGCCGACTATGCAGACGAAGGCGATAGTGGCCATAGTAAGATTGCATTTTGCAGTGTTGGCATTAACGGCGTAAGTTTTGGCATCTATAAATCAGAAGTCAAAGCCGCAATTGTCCTAGAAAAACTTGAGAAATTTTTACTTGGTAGCACTACGCACTTTGCATTTCCTAAAGACACTTAAGGTGTAGTCCCATGGCAGATATAAAAACCGGATTTTCTGATTTTGCAGATGACCTAAATGCAATTTTAAACGTAGTGACAGACGAAAAGGTACATGCAAAAGCCCTGGAAGCGGGGGCTGCACCTATCGTGAATCACGCCAAAATGCTAGCACCAAAGGGTAAAACAGGCAGACTAGCACAAAGTATAGGCGCTGAGTACAGCGACCGCTCCAAAACCGTAAGAATTGGTATAGGCGAACCTGTAAGTAAAAGAAACTCATCAACAGGCTTTTATGGCCGCTTTCAAAATGACGGTTGGCGGCCAGCTGGTGGGCGGCGTACAGCTACAGGCAGATTAGATAAGCGCTCTAAGCGAGCTACTAGCAAAGTCAAAGGTCGCAATTTCCTTGGCGCGGCCCTAAGCGCCCAGGAGGGTAACGCCTTCAACATCGTAACAGACGTACTTAAAAAAGAATTAGAGAGGGTTGGGAATTAATGAAAGAGATCGTAAGCACTAAGCCAACATATGAGGTATCTGTGGGTGCAAGCTTTTTTAACATTATAAAAGAGCGCAGCAGTACAAGCATAACCTTTGAAGACATAGTTACACGGTTAGATGTTATCCGGACGCTAGGTATAACGCCCACAGTAATTGAACAAGAAATTTGGGCCAGCGGTGTAATGTTTGACTATATAAATCAAACATCTGGTGCCGATATCGCACTGACCGCTGTATCCCTACCATCAGAGTTACTAAATGCACTTTCAGGTTCAAGTCAGCAAGGTGGATTTGTATTTAACAGAGTAAACGACACAGAAAAAGAATTTGCCTTTGGATATTGGGGTGAAAATAGGGACGGTAGTCTAGTATTCTATTGGCATCCTGTTTGCAAACTTGCCCCAGGTGAAGAAACAAAAAACACCAGGCAAAATGACCCACCAGACCCACAGAAAAACTACACCATAAAAGTGTTACCCTTTGGTAGTGGTGGCGAGGGTGCTGTATGGCGCATCAAATATGACCAAAGCATAGCAAAAAAAGAAGGACTTACCCCGCTGACCATAGAAGAATTTTTCTTGAATCCCATATACAGCGAGAGTCAAGTCCCTGCAGACCAAATTATTACGGTCACGCTAGATGGCAAAATAGTCGATACAATTGACATGTAAAGTTTTTATATTTTGCAACTAGTGGTATAATACTCCAAAATTCTACAGAAAGGGCATAATTGACATGAGACAATACTCACATGCAATACCGAGAACCTACAGAGGCATTGCTGGCGGAAGCGTCGCTGTCTCTGGGAATAATATCTATGTAGATATGGAGGGAGCTAAACACGACTACACTTTTAATGACTTAGCAGATGTTACGTGCAATGAATGCGGCGATGGTACATTTGCTGTAAGCTTACTTACAAGCACACCTGGAGCTGTTCCGTATGAAGTGTATTTTGATGATGGGCGAATAGCATATGAGCTATATAGTCTATTGAAAAGAGGCCCAAACCCATTAGAGGTTCATCAACAAAAGAGGCGAGGATGGCTTATTGGCATCGCTGCACTATTTGTTCTAATTGTTTTTGGGGTGATATTGTTTGGGGGCAATGATGGTGATTCGGGCTATGAATCAATACCGGCTACCTATGATGTAGCAGAGACAGCACTAGAGCTATCACAATCACCATTTGGTGAAGTCCAGTCAATAGACCAGGTAAACGGCTTGGGTGAGGTTATCGGTACAACTGGCTTAGTAGTCGTTGACAAGGATTTGATGGCAGATGACCACCTAGTTGCTTTTTTCCAAGCCTACATTCATGAATCAGGGCATAACTTTTTTGATATAGATTTTGGTGATGGCACAGGATATAGGTTCCCTGGCTCTCGTAATTTATTTTCCCATCAAAGGTGGGAAGAGGGCACTGGCGTGCTTCCTATTGGGGGCTTTAGTGGCATGATACTGGATGATGCTGTAGTAATTAATGTTGACCGTACCGTGCAATATATGCTGGATAATGATATTGCAGTTGCTGATATAGTTGAAAATCCAATGCTATTAATTGACCACGTTGTCCAGCGCATTGCCAGTGATACAACAAATATGTATTTTACGGATGATTCTTTTGTTGTGCATGTTGATTCGCAATTGTCGGAGCGTCCTGTAAATCCGACATGGGCAGCTCATACAGACGCTACTCGTATCGCAGAAATGCTTTTGGCAGTTCCAGAACTAGACAATTATTGGACGTTACTGGTAGTGCATTTTGAAGAATATGGGACGTTAGTTTTCCCACAATATTTGGTGTATGAGGATTGGGCTACTGGCTTTCGACTCATGGACAATTTAGAAACTGAGCGGATTGCGCAAGAAGCTATAAATGGCATAGAGACTCCAGGATCATATCAAGACGAAAGAACTGATCCTTCTGCTATTTTGCCGGTGATTGAGATGTTTCTTGCCGATATGGACGGAATGAATTACACACTAGAGTTTGATGCTGATTCGAACACTATAGCGGTTGCCTTATGGATGTATGGACTTATTCATGAGTTTTTGCTTGCTTCAGGAGGAAGTGAGCAATATATAGCTGATTGGGAAGGTGTAGTAGAGTCAATGCGCTTTATGTCAGAGGCAATGAAGAATCTAGTTGATGCAGCTGGGCATACAGACGTAAGTGTCATGCTTAATGTCCTCAATGACGCGAATTTAGACAACACGCTGCTCATGATACTAAATGATACAGTTATATTTGATGCTTTAAATTAGATGGATTTGATACAACTAGCATAGTCTGCAGAAGGCAGGAACAGGTAATAACCACATAACCCGTAACCCCGCTATAGGTGGCAATAACCTGTAGCGGGGATTTTATTTTATTCGGAGGCTAATTCTATGAAATTCCAAAAAAGCAGATTAGAACCATTAACATTGACGATAGGCGGAAACGATTACCCCGCCTTCCTAACCAACAGCGGCATGATGGAGCTAGAACAACTCACCGGCAAAGAATTTGCAGAAATTTTTGAAATGTTCGCTTCTAGTAAATACGGAACCAAGGATTTAATGGCAACAACCTATGTACTACTTAAAGGCGGCGGGGTTGAACTTACACTGGAAGACCTGGATAGTGAGCCATTTAACGTGGGCGTAATCGAAGTCCTGCTTACGGCCTTAAATAATTATGGCCATGTGGAGAGCTCAATGGAATCTACTGAGGGTGAAGGCAAAAAAAAGACGAGAGCAAAGTAGATTTTGACTGGTTTTATCATATCTATTTTGCAACTGTAAAGCTTGGCTGGACACGTGAGCAATTTATGGACAGCAATTTTTATTTTTACTATGGGGTAGCACAACAATGGCTATTAGCGAATGGGGCAAAAAGAAAAGACAGCATGGAAGACACAGACAAAGAACCTATAAAAATTAGGTATTTTGACGACCTTCCAGCGGGTGCATGGTAGGAAGGTGAGCTAATGGCAGCATCAACAATCAGATGGGCTGGTGTGCGCTTGACAATGGAAGGCGCACAAGAATTTAAAAAAAGCATGGGTGATATAAACAACCAGCTAAAAACCAGTCAAGCAGAACTAAATAAAGTTACCAACGCCTTTGGCAAAAATGAACAAAACGCCACTACCCTAGCAGCCAAGCAGCGCCACCTAGAAGAAAGCTTTCGCCTTAACAAAGAGGCCATAGCCCTGACAAGCAACAAATTGGAAGAAGCCGAGGAAAACTTCGGTAAAAATTCAAGTGAGGCCATAGCCCTACGTCGGGAGTTGGCGTACCTTGAAGCAGAACAAGCCAACTTACAAAGGGCCTTGGACGAAACCAACCGCGCCATTGCAGGGCAAAAGTGGACAGAGCTAGGTGAACGATT